ATAATACTATTAGATAGGATTTCATTCATCTTATTTCTTTTTTTTATTATGGAAGTCAAAAAGAATTTTTACTTTTTCGGTGAGAGATTCAAGGTTGTAGTGCATCCGAGCCAAAACAATTATTAGCGTAATGATACCAATAAGGACTGGTGTTAGGGATGATACAACATTAAGAATCTCTGTCATTTAATTTGAGAGGAACCAAAGTAGAAGCCTACAATGGCGAGGGCAGTTTGTCTGATTTCAGGAAGGATTACAAAGCCTTGAACGGTTTCCCATTGGACACTCTTAAAGAACCCTAGAAAGCCTCCAGTCTCTCTGGCAACACTGATACCCACATCTGTCCATGCGAACACGAACGGGGCAACAACGATGGCAAAGACAGTGGAGACCACTAGGAATCTACGAACTAATACACCACCATTACGTTTGGCAGCGGCATCAGCCGAGGCATCTGCTGTCTGCTGTGTCGTAATCATGCGCTCAAATTGACGGGCTTGGTTTTCCATCTGTGCGCCAATAAGCTTCATTACGAAACCACTGACTCCACCTCCGAGCATTGCTATTAGTTCTGGTGTCATAATTAAATTGCGGTTGTGACTGATAGTCGTTGTTCAACTAACTTTCTGTATCCTGCATCTTCAGCATACTTAGGGTCACGCATAGCTCTTGTAACTTCAGCAGCGGAACCATAAGGTTTTACTCCAGCGTCAGAAGCAGAAGTTCCACCTTTTTCAAGGGAAGGCTCTCCACCACCTAGCGCTCTATATTGAGCATATAAGCCTTTGACTGCTACAGTTGCTTGGCTTGTTGTGCCACTCTCAACAATCGTGTTGAAAGCATCTAGCTCATCATCAGCTAAGTTTTCACCAGCCCATTTAGCCATAGCATCATACTCAGCTTCGCCACCCACAGAGTTGTGGATGCTTGTAGTCTGAGCGTCTACTAATGACTGTTGACCAGCGATGTATGCGTTGACCATATCACGGGAGAGACCAGCCTGTTCAAGACTTTCATAGGTCTTGTCAGATAGCTCTCCGTTATTAGAAAATTCTTCGGAGGCACTAGAGATGACATCGTTAGAAGGTTCAGAAGTTTCTTTAGGTTTATCCTCTTTACTTTCCTTGGTGTCCTTTGGTGCTGATAGTTTCTTCTCCGCTTCGGCATAGGCTTTCGCCATGTCTTCAGGAGTCTCAAACTTCTCAGGCAACCACTCAGGGCGCTCACTTTCAATAGGGGTCTCTGTCTCTTCAACCTCTTCAGATTCAGCTACAATAGATTGACCTCTAGCTTTGGCGGCTTCGTCTTGCATTGCCGCTTGTTTTTCAAGTGAGATATTTTCGTCCTCACTGTGTTCCTGTATAACAACTCTTTCCATTATTACTCGCTTATTTGTTGATTCATATTCGCTCCTTCTTGAGCTTGGCTTAACTGGCTACTAATCGCATTTACGCCATTAGGTACAGCAGCTTGCATCATCGCTGCTTGCTGGGCTTCCTGTGCCTCCTGCTGCATCTGTTCAGGACTCTTGATTAACTCTTGAGTCTTGATGCCTAGGGAGGTTGCTCTACGTTTGAAGTATTCACTTACATTAACGAACTGAGCTACAGCTTCAGCGCCAACAACTTGAGCTGCCCCAGCTAGGAACAAATCAAGTTTCTGTAAATCATTACCACGACCTAGTGCTTCAACACCTGTAATGATAACAGGGTTCACAACATTCTTAGGTAGTTCAGGTAACGATTTCTTTTTCTTCATTACTACCAACAGTCGGTTGACCATAGGCATTTGAAGTTCTGTACTAAGTAGAGAGTAGAGACCACCGAGGGCAGACTCTAGTTCAATACTCAACATTCTTATTTCTTCGGCAGTCACACGTTCGGCTTGGCGAACAACTCCTGAAGTAAGTAAGAAGGCGTGTCCAAGTCTATCTTTAATTTCTTTGATAGTTTCTTGGGCAACGCGGAAGTCATTAAATTTATTAAGTTGTAGAACCGATACGTCCTGAGCGTTACCTTGGGTGATAGCACCATTAGGTGACTCAGCTAGTGTCCTTGCTCTGGTTGTACCGTTAGGATTAACCATGAATAGAACCTTGGCTGCTGCTGCGCTACCTTCAACGATAGCTTGAGTAAGGGTCTCAAGTGACTGTAAGTCTCCGAGGTATTCTTCTACATAACCTCGACCGTAGTCTTCACCATCGACACGAGTAAAGCGAAGAGGGATAAATGGGTTCTTATCTAGTTTGTATTTACCTTCAGAGGATGGGATACGAATACCGTTGATGTCTTGATAGACAAACCAGTGGTCACTCTTACGACACACTGCTGTGTAAAGATTGATAGCCTCGTCAGCACTTTCTCCTTGGACACCTACGAGTTCTTTCAACTCATCGGACAGTGACATATAGGAAAGGGTTTCTTTGGTGCAGATGTATAGGGTATTACCCATAGCATCTCGCTCAACACAATAGCGGTCTAGGTGGAACACACGCATACCGCCATCATCAGGCATATATAGCAACGCATTACCAGCAATGATAAGATGCTTAAGTGCTTCATGGATAGCAACGCGATAGGTCTCACGGCTAATCTCATCCATCACAGAATCTTCTACTTGTTGAAGTCCTGCTTCGATTTCAGACAATACACTTGCATCAGCACCTTCGGCTGCCAAAGCATACTTGTCTACGTTAAGTCTAAAAAAGGGGGCGTTAGGGGGAAGGAGTGCAAGTAATAGTTTTGATGCTAGGTTGTTAGTTCCTCTTGCCCCAACGCCCTGAAAGGGTGTCTCTAACCGTGAATGAGAACCGAAGCCCTCATCAGGCATTACATAAGGTAAAGTTAATTTAGATGCTTGTCTGGCTCTGTCTAGGTATTGGTATCGCTTCCCCTCAAGGGAGGTGTATAAGCTTTCGGCAGATTTGTTACTCATAAATATATTAGTCCTCTTCGACTTCTAGGGGTGTATAGGTATCAACAGTCGCCGACACTTCAGACTCGTCGAGTTCATACTCAGAGACATCTAAAGCCCACACGCCATCAGCCGTAGGGACTGGCTTTGTCAACCAGCGAGTTCCCATGCCATCAGTCCAGTAGGCAAAGTTATTTACCTTACCTTCTTCGTCGGCTCGCTCTAGGGCGGCTTCTTCGCTTGCGTAAATTAGATACATTAGTAGATGTCGTATTGATTGTTAATGTTAGCCTCGATGGCTAGACGGTTGGCTGATTGGTCAGAGTTGTAGATGATAATTTCTTGAATTGAACCATTTAAAAATGTTCCAGCAGATGTTCCTCCGTTGCGGTTACCAATAACAAAGTCACTTGTGCCAGAGGCAAACCCGTAAGTCCCAGCATCTGTCATAGTTCCTGCGCCATTTACCAGCAATCCTGCGTCACCATTATTGTAAACAGCAGACAATACGTTTTGACCAGATGACCTTGGTATATTATCTAAACTTGCAGAATTTTTATTACTTAAAGTAAATTTATTTACAGCAGCATAAAAAGAAGTTCCATTCGATGTTGAAGCATTTCCATAAAGATATCCAGCTTCGCTGGTAGCTACAGTCTGAACACTAAATGCACTAAAAACTCCAGAACTTGATGCTGTAATAACAGGGTCGCTTACGCTTAGAGTGTCGTCTCCGTCAAAGGTAACACCAGCAGTCAGTAAAGAACCCGCATCAACAATCTTGGGTTGTTCCGTGGCAGTTGCTTGCGTAGCATCATTGCCGTTGCCAGACTGGTCATACCAAGTCTCTACAAAACCATTACCAGAATTTACCCAAGCCTCTAGCGTACCGTTAGATACCTCCTTGGCTAAGAAGTCACGCTCTTCGTTATCACTAGCACGACGCACACGGACAACCTTGTTGTTACCTTGCTTGTCATTGAGGTCGCGTAGGCTGTAAGCTGCTGCTGCCCCGCCTACTACTTTACTTAGTAGTGGACGAGACTCACCCTTACGGTCTGAATCTATTACGGAAGCTGTGCGGTCTACTGTGATTGTCTCTGGGACAGGAGTAATCTTTACAGCGTGTGTGCTAGGAAGATTAGCCTTCCAAGGTCTGTCAGACGCTCCTGTGCTTGACCAATTTGTGGCTGAGTCTCCTTGGCTGGGGTCTCCGTCATTACTATCGTTTACAAACCATGTCTGCGAATCGCTGTCGCTGTCATAACTGCTAGTAACAATCTGTCCATTACCACCTTGTTGAGACCAAGTAGAATCTGTGCTTGCTGACCCAGTATATATTCCATCAAGGTCAGAGTGTCCCGCAACGGTTACTTGGATTGAGGTAGTGCTGTCATCTAGCGGTTTACCTGTCACCGTCATAGTTCTTACACCTGCAAACCTATCACGATTAAATGTGAAAGGTTGACCGTTTACCGTTAGGGTTCTATCTGCCATTTATATTAGTAAGAGATATTTGCACCTGTGCCGCTTGAACCAGTGTTGACTGTAGAGCGACGAATAGTAAGAGCAGAAGTACCGCGTTTCTTAGAAGAACCACCGCGACGCTTTAGAGCTTTGTTCTCCAACGTCTTCGCTGTCTTAGTAGGAGGGGGAGGAGCAGCGGGTGGTGGCACTGGGTCTGGTATCTTGGGTGATGACATGCACATGATGTTATTCTTTCGTTAGGATATTTTCGTTTTGAATATCGAATTGATGGGTAAGGAAGTTTATGACCGAGCGTTGCCCATTATGAAAGTCCATATCTCTTAATGACTTACTCGTATCAAAATCTTTTTGGGGGAAGTTTTCGACCAAAGCCTTGAGTAGTTGTGGATGTATTGGGGGAAATGAGTCAGCCATAATTACCTTTCTTCTTGGTTCGATTCTTCATATTCCCTCTTCCTTATGTCATCTAACGACTTAGGTAATTTACCATTCTTAATCCACTCCTCGGTTTGAACAAGACACATAGCGTTCCAAACAACAGCCCCCGCGTGGTCTTCTTTCTCATCCCCCTCTATAAATTGCCATAGATGCCTATACAAACTGTCGATGTATCTACTTAGTGGAATACCCTTAGTCCAATTATCGCGCCCATACTTATTAGCACCATCTTCAAAGCGTTTAGAGGCAGCTCGTAGTGCA